GGTAAGGTTGCTAACCAAGACCAAAAAGGTACCGGACAAGAACAAGTTGAAGTGTATACAGTCGATGAAGGACCAGACGGTGCTCAGGCAGCAACAGGAGCATTGGGCGGTAGATCGATTAAATCTGATCCAGCCGCAATTAAATTGCCGTTTGGTGGATCTGGAAATTTAACACCGGAACAAATGATCGCTAATAACTTTCACAAGGCATTTTTGGATACACAAGCTGATATGATTAAAATTGAAGCAGAGATTCTTGGCGATCCGTTTTGGTTAGTTGACAGCGGGATTGGAGGATACATTGCTCCTGCAAACGCATTCAATGAACAAGTGACAGATGATAACTCGGCTAACTATGAAGCTGGGGATATGTATATCTATATAAGATTTAGAACTCCAATAGACATAAAAGAAGGTAACGGAGATTATTATTTCTTTGACAAATCCGATAGCCCGTTTAGTGGGATTTATCAAGTAATTAAAGTAGAAAGTAAATTTACAGATGGCGCATTTAAACAAAATTTGTCATGTGTTAGAATGCCTCTACAACCAAAAGACTTCGACGGAAAAGTTTCCCCAACAAAGACTTCTACATTTATGTACAAAGACAAAGGTGCATTAAAACCATCAACATCGCCGGTCGATGCAGATGTAAGTATAGATCCAACAGATCCAGAAGGATACAACGGTCCAGACGGCGAATCGATAGCATCATAAAGGAAAACAATGGCAACAGAAACACGACAGTCGGAAGCAGTCAGTAAAAAAGAAGGTGACATAGGCACAGGTCCCTATTTGGCTAAGGTAGTAAGTCAGCTTGATCCGTCTTTTATGTCTAGTCTAGAAGTTACACTATTGCGTGAGCAAGGTAACAGTGTCGGTGATGAAAGTCAAACCTATATTGTAAAATACATGTCTCCGTTTTACGGCAGCACCGGTTATGAGTTTATGGGAACAAATACCGGAAACGATGATGCTTACAACGATACACAAAAAAGTTACGGCATGTGGTTCTGTCCTCCAGATATCGGCGTAACTGTAATGGTTATGTTTGTCGATGGTAATCCAGCAGACGGGTATTGGATCGGATGTATTCCAAGTAGATTTGCCAACAACATGGTGCCAGCAATTGGCGCTTCGGATGTTGTAGATATTAGCCCAGGGGACAAATCAAAGTATGCTACAAGTATGCCTTTGCCTGTAGCGGAAGTAAACAGAAAAGTAAACGATCTGTCTAATAGCATGGCAATGGACAAGTTAAAAAGACCGGTCCATCCTATCGCTGATAGATTTTTAGAACAAGGACTTTTAGAAGATGATGCTAGGGGTGCTACGACTAGTACTGTTCGTAGAGACATACCTAATATGGTGTTTGGTATTTTAACACCAGGACCTTTAGATAAAAGAAGCAATGCTAAAAAATCTTTTGTTGGTAGAAAAGAATCCCCGAGTCAAACACCCGTTCCTGTGAGCCGACTAGGTGGTACTCAGTTTGTTATGGATGACGGCGATGATAGATATCAACGTAAAAAACCAGCCAGCGAAGGCGGCGTAGAGTATGCAGATATTTTAGCAGGCGAAACCGGTGATGCAAATATTCCTTATAACGAATATTTTAGAGTTCGTACAAGAACCGGTCATCAATTATTGATGCACAATTCAGAAGATTTAATCTATATCAGTAATGCTAGAGGAACGGCTTGGGTAGAATTGACCAGCAACGGTAAGATTGATATATATGCTGAAGATAGTATTAGTATTCATGCATCAACTGATTTAAACATTCGCGCCGATAGAGATATAAATCTTGAAGCCGGTCGTAATGTGAATATTAAAGCCGCCGCTGATTATAGCAGTGATAGTGCTACAGATAGTAATGGTAACGATAGCGGTAGAGTGTATATTGAAAGTAAGTTTGACACTAAAATTATCATTGGACAAAATGGTAATATCACCACAACTAAATCGTTGTCTGTTTACACAAAAGTAGACAATAACTTTACAGCAGTGGGCGCAACTAATCTTAAAAGCGGTAAAACTAATAAATTTACATCAGCCGGTGAAACACATATTAAAAGTAGCCATCATTACGAAACAGCTGGAAAGATTGATATGAACGGTCCTGCGGCTGCTTCAGCAACAGAAGCTAAACCAGCAGTACCGTTAGAGCTCAGCGAGAACATTGTAACAGACGGTACATTAGATTGGCCATCGACAAAGTACATTGCATCAACTCCACTAATGAGTATCATGAAGCGGGTCCCAATGCATGAACCGTGGCCATTGCACGAGAACTTTGCGCCAACGTTTGTAACACCAGACGAAACAGATAGGGAAGTATAATATGGCAAAACTATATAATCAAAAAACAGTATCATCACAAACTGCATCTATCGGAAACCAAGGTCTATCAGCATTTACCTATAAAGGTTTTAGTTCAAATGAAAATAAAAATGGTTATAAACTATACGATATTGATCTAGTAAAACAAGATATCATGAATCATTTTTACATTCGTAAAGGTGAGAAATTAGAAAATCCCGACTTTGGAACAATTATTTGGGACCTGCTGTTTGAACAGTTTACTGACGATGTTAAAAAAATGATTTCAACAGATGTTGAAACAATTATCAATTATGATCCTAGAATTAGTGTAACATCGGTACTAGTAGATAGCACAGATCAAGGAATTAGAATACAAGCAGAGATTGTTTATCTGCCGTTTAACCTAGTGGAAAAGATGACTTTTGACTTTGATAGACGCAATCTTAGTATTATATAAGCAGTTTATTTGTACCGATAAATACTGTATAGGATAGTAAAAATGACCGCAACGACAAGACAAAATAATTTAATTTTAAACGAAGATTGGAAACGTATCTATCAGACATTTAAAAATGCTGACTTCAAAAGCTACGATTTTGAAAATCTCCGTAGAGTAATTATTGATTATGTAAGAGAAAATTATCCAGAAGATTTCAATGATTACATTGAAAGTTCTGAGTATCTAGCACTAATTGATGCTATTGCATTTTTAGGACAAAGTCTTGCGTTCCGTGTTGATTTAGCCAGCAGAGAAAACTTTATTGAATTAGCAGAACGTAAAGAAAGTGTGTTGCGTATTGCAAGAATGTTGTCATATAATGCTAAAAGAAATCTTCCTGCAAAAGGTCTACTAAAATTTGACACAGTGACTACCACTGAAAACATCGTTGACGGTAACGGTAAAAATTTAGCACAACAGCTGATCATTTGGAACGACCCTACAAACTCTAACTGGAGTGAACAGTTCTTATTGGTATTAAATGCAGCCATGTCTGATAATACAGAATTCGGTCGTAGCCAAGGATCAGACATTATTCAAGGTATTCAAACAGAGCAATATCGTTTAAGAACATCCACAAGAGATGTGCCTATCTATTCCTTTACTAAAACTGTAGCTAGCCGTCGTGTTGCATTTGAGCTAGTAAGTACATCGTTCAAAGGTAAGAAAGAAATATACGAGGAAGATCCAGTTCCAGCAAACCAATTAGGTATTATCTATAGAAATGACGGAAAGGGTCCTGCAAGTTCTAACAACGGTTTCTTTTTAATGTTCAAACAAGGAAGTTTGGAGTTAGCCGATTTTAATATTCCTACTCCAACTACTAACGAACGAGTTTCTATTGATGCCGCGGGTATCAATAATGACGACATTTGGTTATTTTCTAGAAGCCCATCTGGCGTCCAAACAACCAAGTGGACACAAGTTCCAAACTTAGTAGGTAACAACATTGCTTACAACAGTTTAACAAATCAAGTTAAAAACATCTATGCAGTAACAACTAAACAAGATGACAAAGTTGATCTAACTTTTTCAGACGGAGTCTACGGCAATTTGCCACAAGGCGGCTTTAGAGTTTATTATAGAGTAAGCAACGGCTTGTCATATTCTATTGCTCCTAGTGACATGAGAGGAATTTCTATCACTATTCCTTACATCGATGCTAGAGGAGTATCTCAGTCGCTAACAATCAGCATGAGTCTAAAGTATACCGTTAGCTCGTCAACACCAGCAGAGTCTATCGACACAATCAGAGCAAATGCTCCGGCACAGTATTATACACAAAACAGAATGGTCACTGGAGAAGATTACAACCTAGCTCCTTTAACTAGTTCACAAGATATTTTAAAAGTAAAAGCCATCAATAGAACCAGCAGTGGAATTTCTAGAAATTTTGATATTATCGATGCCTCTGGAAAATACAGCAGTGTTGATGTATTTGCCGATGACGGTTTAATTTACAAAAATCAAACAGAAACAACATCAAGTTTTAAATTCACTAATAAGATTGATATCTACAATTTCATTAGACAAAAATTAGATCTGTATATTTCTAATACAGATGTTTATAATTTTTATCTTACAAAGTACACAAAAATTACATTCGTTGATGCTACCTCTCTTTGGAGAACATCGACGGTTGGAACAAATGTAACTACTGGATATTTTCAAAACTCCGTTGCACAAGATTTGTTAAAAGTTGGTGTTTACACAAACAATACTCTAAAGTATTTGACACCAAATTCACTGATAAAATTTGTACCAGGCGTTGGCAAAGCATTTAGAAAAGGAAAAATTGTAACAGCAGATGCAACAGATCCGTTACAGCAACCTTATATATGGACCAAGGTAGTTAGCATCGTAGGCGATGGTACTAATGCAGGTAGAGGTACACTAGCAACCGGATTAGGACCAATTCAACTTAGCAATATTATTCCAGATGGTGCTATTGCTGATCGTATTCTTCCTAAGTTTGTTTCTAATTTGCCATCAGCACTTGAAACTGAAATTGTAAATTTAGCGTTTGCTAATATCAATTTTGGTCTTCGTTATGATGTAACAGATACAACATGGAAAATTATTACAGCGGCAAACTTAGATTTAGTGAATGATTTTAGTCTTGGTAAAACAGGAGACATTACAAATTCTAATTTAGATGCTTCTTGGATAATCTCTTTTGTTAAAGAACCTGATAGATATCTTGTTCGTGTAAGAGGCATGGAATACATTTTTGGTAGCATACAGAAAAATAGATTTTATTTTGATCCTGCACAAAAAATTTATGATAGTTTGACAAACGCAGTTATTAAAGATAACGTACGAGTATTGGGTATCAATACAAACAGTGAAAAGATTTATCCATTAGTACAAGATTTAACTTTTGAAATTAGTGATAGCATACGTTTTGATGACGGATATCAAAGTACATCAGAAATTAAATTAGCTTTCTATGATAGCAATGATGACGGAGTGATCGATGATCCAGACGAGTTTGAAAGAATAGTTGGCGCCGACACAACAACACCACCACCTTACATCTTTTTCCAACAGGTTATTGATTCTACAGGTGCTAAAGTGTTCCAATATCTTGATAATTCTAACGGAACTGTATTAGTTTTCCAGAAAGAAAGTCTGGTAAACATAAATGACTATAGTGATGGTCAGCTAATTTATTTTTACGACAGCACAGAAAATGTGATAAAACGTGTCAATAAAAATACAAATACTTTTGTTATTGATAATTCTTACAGAGCAAACATAGGCAGAGCAGGATTAAAATTCCAATATTTACATCATGCAAATGTTGATAGACGCATTGATCCTAGTGCAAGTAACATCATGGATGTTTATTTGTTGACAAGATCATACGATACAAGTTTTAGAGATTACCTAATGGGTGCAACAACAACACCTCCAGAGGCACCTAACTCAGATAGTTTAAAAATTAGCTTTGGTGGAAATCTAGATACTATTAAATCAATCAGCGATGAAATCATATATCATCCTGTTGCTTACAAAGTGTTGTTTGGAGCTACAGCAGATCCTAAACTTCAAGCAACATTTAAGATTGTAAAAAATCCAACACAGTCAATAAACGATAACAATCTTAAAGTTAGTGTAATTACAGCTATCAATGAATTTTTTGCTGTAACGAATTGGGACTTTGGTGATAAGTTTTACCTATCAGCATTGATTACCTATGTGATCAATTCTACAGCACCATCTATTTCAAATATGACAATTGTTCCAAAACAAGCAGATCAAACATTTGGTAGTTTATTTGAAATACAAAGCAGAGCAGACGAAATATTTGTAAGCGGTGCAACCGTTGACAACATTGAAATAGTTTCAGCAATCAACGCAACAGAAATTGGCGCAATTTCTGGTACAGTAATAACATCTACGAGTAATTAAATATGGCCAAAACGGAGTATCCAAAGAGTCAGTTGCCTATTAGAAAAACTTCTGAGTTTCTACCTAAAGTATTTCAAACTGATACCAACGATAAGTTTTTAAGCGGAGTATTTGATCCGCTAGTACAACCAGGCACATTAGAAAAGGTTGTAGGTTATGTTGGCAAGAGATATGGAAAGACTTATAACGGCAACGACATCTATCTTGACACTGACAATACTTTAAGAAGTAGATATCAGCTTGAGCCTGGTGTAGTAACAAAAGAAAATGGTCAAACAACTAACTTCTACGACTATATTGATTTTAAAAATATTTTACAATTCTTTGGTAATACAGAAGAGCGTGATGATGTAATTGATAGACAAGAACACTATTCTTGGAATCCCCCTATTGACTGGGATAAGTTTATCAACTTCAGAGAATACTACTGGGTTCCAAGCGGTCCTCCGCCGATCCATGTATACGGATTAAATTCAGATGTAACAAGTACATTTAGAGTTAAAACAACACCACAGTCGACGTTTGTATTCTATCCAGACGGATATACAAATAATCCAACTATTACTTTATATAGAGGTCAAAAATATAAATTTGTTGTTGATGCTGTTAGCGATGGGTTCGTAATAAGAAGATCCTATGATACTGGATCTTTAACATTCCGTCCTAATCTTTACTATCCTGCAGGATCGTTGGTTGTCTTTAACGGATCACTGTGGAAAGCTAAGGTAAATGTAAATCCTCAGGACGGCAGTACAATTGATTCAAATTCTCAAGATTGGGAATTTATAAGTCTTGCATCAAGTACTTCATCTTTGGATTATGATTCAGGGGTTATAAACAACGGCATAGAATCTGGAACAATAACTTTTGATGTTCCTTACGATTCTCCCGATGTGCTATTTTATCAAAGTATTACATATCCAAACAAGTTTGGTCGTTTTTTAATTGGTAACATAGAATCAAATACTAAAATTGATATTGAAAAAGATATCATCGGAAAAACAACCTATAACAGTGGTAACGGGATAACTTTCTCTAACGGAATGATTGTGTCATTTGGTGGATCTGTACTTCCTAAAAAATATGCTACTGGAAATTGGTTAGTAGAAGGAGTTGGAACTGGAATCACGCTAACATTATTCGATAGCTTAGTAATTCCTATCCTTAGTGCTACGGTGCCTGAAGTGTTATTTGACAATGAAGGATTTGACACCGCGCCATTCGATGATGCTTCTGCGTATCCAGGAACTCCAGACTATATTACAGTTTCGAAGAGCAGTATTGATGCAAACCCATGGTCACGTTACAATCGTTGGTTCCACAGATCTGTTTTAGAATATGCACATAATTTATCAGGTTCAAGTTTTGAATCAACAGAAACATCAAGAGCAAAAAGACCAATTATTGAATTTTTGCCTAATTTAAAATTATACCAACACGGTTCAATTGCAAAAACAACAGTTGATTATGTTGACACTTATACTACCGATGTGTTTTCAAACATCGAAGGTAGTAGTGGTTATAGTGTTGACGGAGAAACATTGTTTGACGGAGCAAGACTATTAGTAACAGCCGACACAGACAGTTTAGCAAATAATAGAATCTATGAAGTAAAATTTATAACATATAATAATGTTAAACAAATTACATTAAAAACAGTTTCTGATACTGAATCGATTATTGGCGAAACGGTTTTAATTCGTCGAGGCAAAACAAATCAAGGATCGATGTATTTCTTTGATGGCTCAAGTTGGATGCCAAGTCAAGAAAAAACAAAAGTAAATCAACCACCTTTAT